GCTTCACGCTCAATCGTCTCGATCAATTTCGGGATCAACGGTACGGCGGCCACGCGCTGCTCACGCGACGCCTTGAGCAGCGACCGATGATTGGCGTCGTCCACGTATACATCGGTGCCCTGGATCCCGGGCCCTTCAACGTATCGGCGCGTGCGCACGACGAGCGCCCAGCCTTCACCGAGACGCGCGTAGCCCAGCTCCTGGCTCTCGTACTCGCGGTGTCCAGTCGGCTCGTCGGTGTCCTGGGCGAGAACGTCTCGCCACTCAGAGGTTCCGAGCGGGGTACCGACCCAGACTTCAAGCCCAATGCCGAGCGCGTTGAGTCGCTCCTGAATGGTCTGAAGCGTTTGATTGAGTTCGTTGGTCGCGGCGTTCAGCCGCTTGGAGAGGGGTTCGAGGTCCTTCAGATCGGACATATCGATCACTCGTGCGTCTGCGGCCATCATGGCCTCCTTTGCCCGTCAGGGCGTTGTCGTGGAAACCTCAGCGCTCGGGTATCAGCCGAGCACCGTCACCGGGTTCCGGGTTGAGAGAGTATGCGCGATAGGCTTCAGTTGTCAAAGAATTCTCCTCGGCGCGTGTCAGGAGGCGCCGGGGTTCCCACACGCCGCTCGCGCTCCGAATTTCTCGTGACGCGAACCTACGTATCGATCCGTAGATCTTTCGTGGACCGCGCACAAGCAGCGTCGATGCAAAAGACGCCGGCGCGCGTTCACAGCTTCTCGACGATGACCGCCAGCGCGCGCGCGCTCAGGCTTGCGTGCGCCACGTTATGTTCAAACTTCACGACGAGCGGCTGATCGACGGTCGAATCGATCGCGCCGTTGTTCTTCGCGCCTTCAAACGTCGTGAGCGAGACGTCACCGCCCCCGTTGATTGTGGCCAACCCTCCGACCATCCCGTTATGCCGACCAACCTGGGCATTCGCCGCGTTCGCTGCGGACACGAGCCAATCGCCGCGCATGGACCGCCGATTCGCGTTCGCCGGGGCCACGGCCCCGACGGTGCCGAAAACGACACCACCGTAGTACAGGCGCATATTGAAAGATGCGTCGCCGCCGCTGTTGTTCAGGTAATCCCCGATCAGCGACACTCGCAGGGCGCGGTTCGTCGATAGTGTGCCGCCCGGCACCGTGAAGCTGTAGACCGTCGTTTCCGTCGTCGTGTTCACGACGTCGTTCATCGTCACGTCTCGATCGATGACCATACTGTCCTCTGCCGTGAATGACCAGACGGGGCCGGTCGTGGTCCCCGCCGCGTTGCGCGCGACGATTTTCCAGTAGTAGGTCGTGAGGTCGACGAGCGGCCCCGACGGCGTGAAGGTCGTGCCGGCCTGCGCGCTCGAGACGAGCGTGGTTGGCGGATTCACGGTGCCGAAATACACGTCGTAGTTCAGCGCGCCAGCGGCGGCCGCCCACGACAGCGTCGGTGCAAGGTCCCCAGTCGAGCCGTCCGATGGCGTTGGACTCGAGGGCGTGGCCGGCGGCGCCGCATATTGCGTCGCGAAGCGCCAGGTCGGGCCGAGCGTCACGCCGTCCGCATTGATCGCCTCGACGCGCCAGTAAAAATCCGTGAGATAGGCCAACGGTGCGAGGCCCCCAGACGCCACGCCGCCGCTGTTGCGATCGAAGGTGAACGTGCCGCCCGAGAGAATGCCGATACCAGTGCGCGTGATTGTCGCCGGCGACGGAAACGCTTGCGGTGGCACCGGACCGAAGTAGACGCGGCAGCTCGTCGCACCTGGCGCCTCCCACGTGAGCGTTGGTGACTCGCTCACGAGCGTTGCGGCGTTCGCGGGACTCGGGTTTGTGGGCACGCTAGGCGCGGGCATTCATTCCTCGGTGCTGTGTTGGCGACGCCGGCGGGCGGAGAGAAACGCCCGCCGGATCGCCTCCGCCGATGCGAGGCCGTCCCCTGAGAGCCAGCGTCGCTTCGGAGGTCTCGTGATCGATCAATTCAGCCGCGCGTATGATGGCGAGTCAGTGAAACGCCGCGCTGGCCGCAAGCCGCTCGACGCGACCGACCCCTCCCGGCAACTCACGATCAGCCTGCAATCGAAGCAGCTCGACGACTACTGCCGCCGTGCGTTGCGCGAGGGCGTCAGCGTGCCCGAGATCATCCGGCGCGAGCTGCGCGACGCGATCACGGACAAGACCTCCCGCTGACGCGTCACTGGTTTCGGCGGTGTGGACACCGCGCCGGGCGCCTCGAAACACCAGACGCGGCCGGGGCAACCGCCGAAACCCTTCACTCTTGCCCCGCTTCCCGATCAGTTCAGCCCGGTCACCTTGCCGAACGCCGCCGCGCGATACACCGCCAGCGCGAGACGCTCCTCGACTCGGATACATGTCAAATTTTTTATAAAGAAATCTGAATGGCTGTTCGAGACGTCGACCCTTAAGCCCCCCTTCCGGAAGATCTGCGCCGCGTCGCGAAACGCGCCGACGACCGCGGTGTTCAACGTGACCGCCGGCGTCACCGCCACCGGCTTGCCCCAGAGGAACCGCTGCGCTGGACCGGCGAACGGGCCGCCGCCGTAGTACTGACCGTTGGCGTCCTTCGTCAGCTGAATAGTTAACCAGTTCGTCGGATGTACCACGATCCCCGATACCTGAAGGCGCGTGGCCGTTTCAATCGCCGCGATCTGTTTCGCGATCGCGTCGACGTTGTTGTCAACACCGCGCGCGACGTCCGCCGCGAGGCCCGACCGATCGAGAATGCCGCTGATGTTGGGCGACGTCCCGTCGCCGGAAAGGAGCTGGTCATCCTCGGTCAACTGCACGCCGAGTCGCAGCCGGGAGTCGACGTAGCCGCGGATCGCCGGCACGTCCTCGAGCATTTCGTCGGTCACCGGAATCCACGTCGCGATTTTTTCGACCTTGTCGCTGACGGCGTCGAACACCAACGTCGATTCCGGTTTCGGCGCGCCTTCCGCAACCGTCGCGGCCGCGTTGGTGAATGTGGTCTCCTTCATATAAGTGATCAGGTTGCTGTCGGTCGTGCCAGGCGCGATGAGATCAGCGACCGTCAACGCGCGTTGCGGCAGCGGCAGAATGCCGGGGCGGAAATCCGCGACGACGAGATCGCCGCCGCTCGCCGCGTCTTCGGTGAGCGTCGCGTTCATGATCTCCGACGCCGGGCTGTGCCACGTGCCCGCGCGGCTGTTCTTCGTCTCGCGCAACCACTTGTAGGTTTCGCTGTTGACGAATTGCGCGCCGAGGCTCAGCCCGCCGTCGAAGCGCCGAATGCCGCCGTCGTTGGTGACCCGGTCGATAGACGCGTTGAAATTCGCTGCGCCCTGTGCGATCTCGAGCTGCCGCTTGAGCGCGAGCGCTCGGTCCAACTTGGCCTTGATGGTGCCCTCATCGACGTTGCGCGACTGCATCGTCATCAGCTCGCCGCGCGCCGCGTCGTACTCTTGCCTGAGTTCTTGAAGAGTCATTTCGTTCGTACCTTCGTGGGTCTTGCGTGTCGGTCTTCGTTCCTTCCTCGTCGTGCGGGTTGATCCTGGAACCGTGGGACCGCGACGGTCCTCCTGGGTTCGTGTCAGACACACACGTCGTGCTCGCGATCGCGCCGCGCCGGCTGGTGGCCTCTCAGCTCCTGCAGCCGTCGCGCGCCCTACTTCCGTGGTCCTCCTTTCTTCGAGCCGCGATAGGTCGCTGTCGTGAACTGCCCGGGTGGGAGCGTCGCCTGTATCACCTCCGCCTTCAGCGGCGCATCGTCCGCCGACGCCGACGGCTGCGTCACTGCCACGCGCGTTGCCGGGTGGTTCCCGAGCTGCTGCACCACGACCGTTCGCTCGCCGCTCTTGCCCGACCCGGCCGCCGTGCACGCGGTGTGCGCCGCGCCGCAGACCGGACATTCCCCGGGATCCCGACGCCACCTCGACCACCTCATCGCATCACCTGCGTGCCGGCCACCCGGGGGCTATCTGATTTTCCAGGGCCAAAACTCCAATGAAGACAGCGCCAAGCCAAATTTCTATCGAGCCAAGTTAGCGAAGGGCGGCCCCCCAGAAGCACCCGTGGTGCGCCCGGCGCTGAGACGGCGGCGAGTTGCTGCGCGCGCGACGACAACTTTTTGTCGATCCCGACGTCGGCCAGAGTTGGGCGCGAATCTTTCACCGGTTCCCGTTTAGAACCGGTGACAGTCGATCCATGAGCGCCGCGGTTCAGCCCGACGCTATCGCGTTGCGCGCGGATCAACTCGCCGACGCGCCGCTCGCACGGATGCGGAAACGCCGTAGGACGCGACTGCGCGCGGGGACCGATGGATTGAGGGCCCGTTCGCCGAGGTCGCTGTAGGCGGGCGGTAAACGGCTTCATGCTGGCTTCCCGCCGAAGTCACCGAACTGCCGGAGTGCCGCGCCTTCGCGTTGTAGGCGCGCGACCGTCGTCTCTTGTTGGCCGGGAGACGGCAGCGGCCCGGCCGCCGTGACGCGCGATCGGCTCGACGGCGTGAGCCCGAGCTCGGGCCAGAGCTTGTTGCACGCCGCGAGCGCGCGCGCCGCGATCGAGAGGAACGGGTTCGTCATCGGATACCCGTTCGGCCCTGTCACGACCGGCCCGAGCGTCTGCGTTTTCTTCGTCGCGTCGATGTAGCGACCCCACTCCAAGCAGGCCGCGATCAGCGCGCTGCGATCGGCTTCGGTGATCTGGCGCGCCTGGCGCAGCATCGGCGCGAGCCGTCGCCACTCGGCGGCCGCCACCGTCTCGCCGTCGAGTTCCGGCGGCGGCGTGTCGAACGTCGACGCGTCGGGCGCCGGCGGCTGCGGCTCGTCGCGGTTGACCCGACTCCGCCGCGTGTTCAGTAGAATCTTCAGCGCCGTCGGTCGCGGTCGCGTGCCGGGCTTCATCAGTGCACCATCCCGCCGCGCGCGACGTCGCTGATGGTTGTCGAAGTGTCGGCGACCTGGTCGCGAACGTCGTCGAGCAGATCCAGCGCCCACGATCGGCGCCGGCCGTTCTGCTGAACGATGTAGGTCAACGCGCGAAGAAGCACCTCAGCGATGCCGCGCGCCGCGATCGCAGGCGTCTGGTCCCATCGCTCCACCGGATCGTTGAGCACCCGCAACAGCGCGAGCTGCAGCTGCCCGCTGCGCGCGAGCGCGCGTGCCTCGTCGGCCGGGTCCTGGTCGTCGTCGTCGGACTGCTCTCGGCTCATTCGCTCGTCTCGGTGACCTTCGCGTGTCGTTGCGTGCGTTCGTGCGCGTCGGCGTCGTACGTGATGATGGCGAGCAGGTGCGACTTCCACCGACGAATCGACGCGCGGTCTTCCTGCGTCACACGCTCTGGCGG